AAAAAGAAATGAATAAAATTAAAAGTTTAGCTGAAGAGGAAATGGATGCTCACAAACATTGGGCAAAAAATAAAAAAACGCCCAAGAATCCAACTTGCTCTACTTGCGAATGTGAATTTGATTTGGATGAAGAGGGGGGACCCGGGGCGAATTTGGTATAATACCCGTCGCTTTTTGTCCTACTTGTTTGTCTTCGATATTTGATATGCTTGAAAAATTAAAATGAGAAGTCTTATAGAAAGTTTTATAGATGTGGGATCAGGATTTATTTTAGCAATCATCATACAGTTGACAATTTTCCCGCTCTTCGGACTCCATCCCACGATTCTTGATACAATAGGCATTGCGCTAATATTTACCGCAGTATCCATTACAAGGTCATGGCTGTGGAGACTGGTGTTCAAGAAATACAGTAAAAATAATTATTTACATTGAAAGGAGGTTATATGTTTAAATTTGATTTAGAAATTCCAACTTACGCAGAGTGGAAAGCTCAATTGGAAAGGTTTATAGAAGAACAGCCCACTAAAGCTAAAGAGTATCAAGAAAAGACTCAGAAGTTCTGGGACGATTTCTTTAAAGACGTGTTTAAGACCAGTTGGCTCGATATGTGGCGAAAATAAGGCAGAAATGTGGCAGAAATTAGACACACAATCTGTATATAGAGAAGAGGAAAATTAAAAAAAAAAAAAAAAGAAAAAAAAGATGAAAAAAAGTGTAAAAGTGTAGAAAATGCAAATTAGTATTGATTTTATTGATCAAAGTGTCTACATTTTTACTACACTTTTAGTCAAAACATACATTATTTAATGTATAAGACAAGAAAGGCCTACGCGCGCGCGTATCCCAAGTTTTTAAAAGTGTAAAAATCTCCCACATCTCTATATACAGGGGGTAGGAAAAAATTAATTAATATGATAAGCAGAAAAGCAGGATGGACAGGCCCTTCTGATTTCATGAAGGAGTTTAATAAGAAGCATAATCCGGACTATTACTATGGCAAGAACACCGAAGAGGAGAAAACCTCGAAGAAAAAGGCTAATCGTAAACGCTACGCAGCCAAACGATATCCCGTATTCAAAGTGCAGGATTGAGTGGATAGATATTGTGTCTGATTCTGGTTGGGCTACCGATAAAGAATTTAATAGAATGACATTAGCTACTCCAGTTAATGAAGGTTGGATCTATTCCAAAGACAAAAAACATATTAAGCTATTTGCTTCTTATGATAAAGATGAAACTACGAAGGAAATTACTTTTGGTGATAGAACCATGATCCCTGTTGCTTGCATTAAGAAGATAACTAAGTTAAACTAAGATAGGAGGAAATATGGTTAAGAAGAAAAAGAAAAAAGGCAAAAAGAAAAACAAGAAAAATAAAAAGAAGAAGAAGTAGGTTGAAATGCTAAGGGAGAAAAAATCAGGATTGCTTACGGGTAATCCAATCTATAAACCATTCCGGTATCCCTGGTGCTATGATGCGTGGCTGACACAGCAACGTATTCACTGGCTACCTGAGGAAGTCCCTATGTCCGAGGATGTAAAAGATTGGGCCACTAAGATTACCCCTGCAGAAAAGAATCTGCTTATGCAGATTTTTAGGTTTTTCACGCAGGCCGATGTCGAAGTTAATAATTATTACATGGGCCACTGCATGCATGTGTTTAAACCGACAGAAGTTAAGATGATGTTGTCTGTGTTTTCAGCAATGGAAACAGTACATATGGCAGCGTATGCTCATTTACTGGATACAATTGGACTCCCTGAAACTGAATATGCAGAGTTTTTAAAAATTAAAGCTATGCGAGATAAATATGATTACCTGCAGGGATGTAAATCAGATACGCTTCATGATATTGCTAAGACTGTTGCTGTCTGTAGTGCCTTCACTGAAGGTGTACAGTTGTTTGCAAGTTTTGCTATATTATTGAATTTTCCAAGGCATAATAAAATGAAGGGTATGGGCCAGATAATTACTTGGTCCGTAAGGGACGAGACTCTTCATTGCAACTCAATGATAAGATTGTTTAGAGAATTAATAGATGAAAACCCAGAGGTATGGACTGAAAGATTAAGAGAAGAAATTTATACGGCGTGTAGTACTGCTGTGGGACAGGAAGACGCTATGATTGATTTGGCTTTTGAACAGGGACCATTAGAAAATTTAACTAAAGAAGATGTTAAGCTGTATATTAGATGGATTGCTAATAGAAGGTTGGTGCAGTTAGGTTTGAAAGCTGTCTATAAAGTAGTCAAGAATCCTTTGGGATGGTTGGATGCTATATTAAATGCCGTGGAGCACATGAACTTCTTCGAAGGAAGATCAACAGAATATTCAAAAGCTGCAACACGGGGAACTTGGGATGAAGCGTTCGAAGACTTGAAATCTCCTTATTTTGATATGCTTGAGAAAAATAAAATTATTGGCGAGAAGGAGTTCTTTAAACCCAATGCCTAGTCCTTGGAATTTTCCTTTGATTTTGACGGTGTCTTTGATTTTTTTCCTTTGTTGTTTTTTAATTTTTTTACTGTAGGTGTCACATTCAAGATTGGCGCGTAGTCGTCTAAAATTTGTTTCATTTTCGCTTCTAGTTCTATTTCTGACATATCTTCTAATTTCCCATGCTTTATTATTTTTCGTTCTATGTATAATCCTGCTGCCTTGCCTCTATTGGTTTCTGCATTTACTGCAGATGAGAAGCTACCCTTCTTTAAAGCGGCATTCTTTATGCGAGCAAGCTCGGCAACGTGCCCTTCGTAGGTGACTTCATATTTCTTTAGTCGTTCTTCCCTTAGTTTTCCTATATACTGTACAACCAGCGGCGACAGCCTTGGATTTTGTAGTTCTGAAGCTTCCTGTGTAGCCCGGTTGGCGCTATATCCAGCGATGGTTGCAGCCTCTTTGCCTGTACAAGGGCCTTCAGGTCCGCCAAAGACTATAATCTCAGCGAATCGCATTTGCATTTCAGTTAATCTTTTTGGTACTCCCATGCTTGCGTTATAAATGATTTTAGTGTATATTTCAAGGTAACATGAAAGAAAATAATATACGTGGGCCTTTAGATTTAGAGCAACGAATAGCTGATTTAACTGGTCGTTTAGAGAAAGCAGAAGCTGCGCGTCGTCCGTTGGACACTATGGATGAAATTGCCTATAGAGAATTGGAAAAGGAAAATAAGGATTTAAGAACTTCAATAGGTCATAGGGTAGAGCGAGTGGAGGAATTAAATACTTCCTTGGCCGAAGCTTTAGCGATAGATGAAGCTCATCAAAAACAAATGGGTAAGTTGCAAGTTAGGCTCACTGAAGTCGAGGAAGATAATAAGAAATTAGCTAAGCAGATTGAAAATCAATCAAAGTATGTGCAGTCTCTTAGAGACAAAGGAGTAATATGAGAGTGTTGGATTTACAGCAGATGCTGGGAGACTTTACAGATAAATTAAAAGGCAAAGGAAATGCTATTAGTGATGCTAAGATCTATGTTGCTAAGGATGGGTATCTTGAAGAGATAAGACGAATTGAAGTTCATGAAAATAATGTTTTTGGTAAAAAAGGAAGTGGACTAAGATTAGTGATGAAGACCCAAAATGAAAAAAGACTCATACTGCCACCAGGCATGATGAAAGATTATTAAGGAGGAAAAATGTTTGAAATAACAGAAGAGCAAAGAAGAGATATTCTAGCGTATCTTGCTAAAAAACCGTACGCTGAAGTCGCTCCTTTGATTGCCATGTTGGCTGCTTTGAAGAGAAAAAAAGCAGGCGATACGAATGGCAACGTTACCTCTAAAAAATAGTGGGACCGGAACAGAAATTATACAGAGATCTAAAGAAACATACGCACCATATTATATGGAATCGTATTGAAAATCTTAGCATTGTCGGCATGCCAGATCTGTTGGGATACACCAAGAATCAGAAGTTTTTCACTGTTGAGTTAAAAGTCATTAGAGGGAATAAAGTCCGGTTCTCACCACATCAAATTGCCTTCCATAAGACACATCCACAGAATACTTTCATCTTGGTCCGGACCCATGATCAACGATCCATGAAACTTGTTCCAGGATCCGTGGAGCTTGGAGCTTGGCGCTTTGATTCGGGATTCTTTATTGCTGGTTCGTGGACCGGGGTTCAGGAATCTTTTGATCAGATCTTTTAGGCTTGGGGCTTGAAGCTTGATGCTTGACGCTTGGAGCTTGCGGCTTGGAGCTTGTAGCTTCACGCTTCAGCTTCTTGTAATAATTCGGATGGTGCCAGGCAAATGTCATTAGTGTTTAGGATAAGATACATTCTTTATACTACGGTCCCAGCACTGTCTACATTCAATACACTTACCTCCCTTTAAATTCGCGTGACAAGTGTGGGAACCGTCTCGCACCACGGTACTCGTCCATGGCCAAGCTTGTGAAGGCGCGCCGTCGATTTTGGTCGCGCTTAATCTTATAATTAAATTCTTTGGAACTGCATCCGGGTCCTTGTGCTGCAGCAACCCTGCTTCACGGGTCGGCAACCAGTGCTCGCAGCCCGGCGTTTGTTTACATACTTCTAGAATTCTTTTAAGGTGCCAGGCGCTCTGGATATCTCCGCTATCGTGCCACCTGAAAAATTTTTTATCTTTGTTTAATACAACCATAGCGCGAACCCAGCGATGATCAGTTAAGGCCTTCAACCTGCGCTTCAAGGCAGCTTGCACGTCCGGGAATCTATACATCCCTTTGCGGGCATAGCATCCATGGCACGTGGTCCCTGGTATTTTGGCCAGCTTCGAGCCGGTTATACATGCGCTTGCTGGTAAACTGATACTCGGACAAGGCATTTTGCCAGGGGCCGACAGGCCGCCAACTATTTTTTTAGCTTCTTTTATTAACATTTTTTTATTCTACTTTCTAATTGTGGCCGTTCCGTGGCGCTTGGAGCTTGGAGCTTGGAGCTTGGAGCTTCTCTCTTCAATCTCTGTAAATAAATTATGTCTTGTT